ATTCCGTCATAGCAAAGTCAGTCTGCATAGGACTTAATCTGTTTAGGTCAACGTTTACAGGATATCCCATTTGTATTAACCACAGTTGCCAGTTCTGTGGATGAAATAATGTTTTACTAGAAACATCTGAATAAAAAGTTCTTTCTGGATCTTTCAGCCAATCTTCATAAAACAAGTGTCTTGGAGATTTAACATGACTTTCCTTAACATAGTTCCAAAATTTTGTGTCCCACTTGCTATCAGCATAGTGACTTCCTACAAAATCAACAGCATCTGAATACCAAGCCATCATTGTTTTGTTATACATGTCTATACTTGCTTCAGTATAAGCATATTGCGGAATGTGTAACGCAAGTTCCTGTACTCCATAAGTCATACTAGCAAGTCCTGTAGATTCTAAAGGTTCAATAAATCCACCACTTAGGCCGATTGATACAACATTCTTTTCCCAAAAGTTTTCGCTATAGTAAGGTGTCCAATCAATAAGTTTCAAGTTCTCTGGTTTAATTCTGTTGTTCCAATGTTCACAGAAATACTTTTTAGCTTCTTCTGGATCAGTTATATTGCTGTTAAATACCATACCAGAACCAATCCTTGATTGTGTGGGTATTTTCCATATCCAACCATGATCCACAGCAGGACAACTTACATACGGCACACGTTCTTTATCAACGTCCTCATAAGGAACATGTCCGGCTACTGCGGCATTGGTAAACAATCTACCTGTATCCAGTAATTCGACCTTTTTTCGGTCTTTTAAAAGCGATAAGAAGCCCGTACAGTCCAGATAAAAGTCTGATGTGTGTGTTACACCGTTTTTCAGTTCAAGGCTGGTTATATAGCCATCTATGTCTTTATTAACCTTAACAACATCGCTTTTGATTACGTTGACTGTATTAGCACAAATATTTTGTAATTCTGTTACTAGTTTACCAGCATCAATATGATATGCTAGAGTTTCAAAAGCATTAAACATGTCAACCTTGTTCATCATGGTATTTTGATAACTTGGAATACTGTGATGTCTAAAATCTAATTTTTGATTTTGTGCCCATATATCATATTGTGTACATTTTAAATCAAAGTAGGATTTATTTAAAAAGAAAGGATGATAAATTTTTCGGCCAGGTTCTACCCAGTTCGGAAAGTCAATACCTGCTTTGTATGTACCATCTACATTTTGAAACCATTGAGGCAGGTTAATTCCACATTGTCTCAAAAATGCTGGAAAAGTTAAAACAGTTGCTTCGCCTACACCAATTGGATTTCCAACTTCTTTATCAATTACCGTTAATGGAATGTCCCAGAAATTATTTTGAATGTAAGTTGCGGCTAGCCATGCCGCTGATCCACCACCAACTATGGTAATGCTTTTAATTTTTTTCATTTTCTAAATATCCTATCAGGTCAAATACAGTTTTTAATTTTGTTTGATTTGTTTTATTTTGTAATGTATTACGTAAACCCATGTGTAATGGTTTTGGCCATTTTCCAAAACTTACCCAACTATAACCATCGTGTTCATCGTTAAGACTAGGAATAAATTCATTTGTCGTTACACACAAATAGGTATGAAAACTAAATTTTTCATCGCTACTTACAAATGTTTCTAAAGGTATAGTTTTTAAGATATCTGGTATCTGTCCAATTTCTTCAGTTATTTCTCTTTGTAAAGCAGGCCACGGATACTCATTCTTTCCGTTGGTTCCGCCTACCAATCCCCATACGTTTTTTTGTTTACTTTGTGTCCTATGTAGCAGTAGAAACCTTTTGGTCTTTAAAGCATAGAATAAGGCTCCACTACATGTGATTTCACTATTCATGTAAATAATTATCTTAAAGTGCTAGGCGCCAAGTACCTTTTTGATACTCACCCTCCCAGCTGAGTATCCATTCTGTACCAGTCCACCTATATTGTACGCCTGTATTTAGGTTTGTAATGTATTTGGTTGTAGTTCCATCATCTGTACTAGCATCAAATACTATATGCCATTTAGAACCATCCCATTCAACTACATCATTTTGACCTGCCACGAAGTCACTACCATCAGCATTTTTCCAAGCATCTGGACCATCATAAGGATCTCTACTGCTACCATCACTTGGATCTTGGCCAAAGGTCATTAGTCCTCCTACATTAGCACTATCATTTATTTTACCTAATAGCAATAGTCTTAAACCTGCTACCTTTGTTGTTGAGTTAGGATTATATTTCTGCGGATCTATAATATAATCTACACTACCTGTATTATTTCTACCACTCGGACTACTTAAACTAGAATTAGTAGGAATTGTATCTTCGTCCCATACTATTTGTAACTTTGTCCTGTCAAGTTCATTAATTGTTATACCACCATTGATGCTTATTGTGCCACTTTCTCCAGCCAATAATTTTCTTTTAATTTGTAATTGGGATAGTCCTGCTCTATACACTCCAGGATGTGGATCTATTACTTGATCCCATGCTATACTTCCTACTCTACCTCTATCAACTATTTGTGCTGTATTACCCATTACAAGTATGTCATAATCTTTATAATTGTTAGTTGAAACATCAATACCAGATTTGGTTGTTCTGCCTGTTTGTAAATCTGTTTTTGCTTGATTGTTTTCTGTATCTGAATAAGCTGAAAGTTCAGGCATTGATGTGCCAAGGTTTATTGTTCCTCTAGATTCATCAAAAATACTCATAATTACATTTGTTATTACACCTAGTTTTTTAACTTTGGCAGGTAGATTTATATAAATCGGAGTTGAAAAACCTAAAGTGGCAATATCTATTTCTGTTTCAGTACCTTGTGGTATACTTCTACTGCTAAAATTTAAACTAACTAATTCTACTACTGTCAAACTACTCCAGTCCACATAGTTATCAGTAGTCTGTATTTCTAAACTAGGATTAAACAACATTAATAGTTGTTCTAATATTTGTAATTTCATTTCTGTATTGGTAGACCAAATATCTACATTTACTGCTAACGTATACGGAGAAGGCATAATACGTTCTACTGTGTAATTTTTTCCTTGTGTGTTGAGATATTCTTTGTTAGTATCGTCATAAGCTCTTTCTCTTATATGGACCTTACTAACATAACTAGAATCTGCTGTTCTAGTTCTATCCTGTTCTAATGAAGTAATGTAGACTGCCATTCTAGGAGCAGAAGGTATTTTATTTTCACTGTTATCTCTTATAATATTAGCAACCTGGCGTGTCATATCCCCATACATCACAGGCACTTGTACTTCTCTGCCTTCGCCGTCTTTGTACTTAAAATTACTAAACAGTCTTATAAGCTGAGTAATATATCTTCTAATTTGTCCATCATAAAAATGTTGCATTATTCGTTATCCGGTTTGGCTTTTAAAGCATCTGCTAGGCTCTGTCTTTCTTTTACAGTTTCGCCGCCTATGCTAGAAGTAGCTGTGTTATTAACAAACGATGTTCTTTGTGTTTGTTTAGAATCAGTATTGCTTAGGTTAACTCTAATATTGTCTTCCATTTTGACCCACCTTTGCCCGTCATATCTAAATAATCTGTTAGGAAATAAATCTGTCCGTAAAAAGTAATCTCCAGTAACACTACCAGTTGGAAAACCTATTCCGCTACCAAATGCTTCTCCGTTTGGTGCTATACCATCTCCTATGAGATAACCTTCGTACCCTTCCCTTTCTGGTGTTTGATGTATCCTGTCTGCTAATTCATTTTGTGTGCTGGCATCTAATGTGCTTGTATCTGTTGTGACAAGTTCTGTAACGCCTCTTTCATCTACTTGTAGAGTATATAAATGACTTGTTTCGTAACCTGATTTTCCTGAATCTGCTTCTGCTTGTTTTACAACAGCATCATTAATTTCTTTTTCTGTATTGTAGGTTGACAGCAAATCTCTTAATGTTTTGTCACTGCCTTCTTCTGCTTTCGCATCAAGTATGTCTTTGTATTCCTGTGAATCAACAATCTGTTTTAATTTTAATCTATAAAGATGTGGATACCAAGTTTGTGTAAATCCTTCGCTGGCTCTGTTTACATCTTCGACTACATAGAATCTTTTTAATGCTAGATCAAAATCATTTAATGCGTGTGGATCCTTCAAGTGTGGAAGCTCTATCACATCTCCTGACATTATTTTTCTACCTAGTGCTTTTACAGTATAATTTATAGGAACTGTCATAAACACGATATCTTGGGATAAAAATAATCCAAATTGGGATAAGTCAAAGTCTATATCAGCAACATTATAGATGCCTCTAATTGTATAAACATTTGGATCATATTTCCTATCTCTATTTTCTAGGAAAATCATATCTTGAATGTTGGTTTCTTTGACAGCATCGTATGTAGGAGTACCTGCTGTAGCTTCTCCTTCAGCTGGATTTTTAGGGCCTAGATACTTGTGTACAAATACGTCTGTACCACCTATAGTGAACATCTCTTCAATATTCTTGTCTAAAAACTGATAATCTTTTCCCTTTTCGGGTTTATATAAACTGAGTCTTGGCATAACATAACTATTTATCAGAGCATAAATACTGTAGCAAGGAACGAATATGCCAACTAATTTAAAAAGTAAAAAACAAGAAGTTTTCAAATATGTCGAGCTTAATTTAGGCGGAGGCATGATAGATGTTGAATTAGATCCAGATCATTACGAAACTGCTCTTAATGCGGCTTTATCTAAATTTAGACAACGATCAGATAATTCAGTAGAAGAATCATACATGTTTTTACCGCTTGTTATAGATCAAAATGATTATACTTTACCACAGGAAGTAATGGAAGTTAGACAAGTATTTCGTAGAAGCATAGGAAGTAGATCAGGAGGGGGCGACGGAGGCACATTGTTTGAGCCTTTTAATTTAGCATACACTAATACCTACTTACTGGCAAGTTCCAATATGGGCGGATTA